GAGAAGGAACCGTCGTCGCCCGACAATCTATCAAACAACTTTCACCCATCCTTGAAACATCGACACGCTGGGCGTACGCAACTGCTGCGTCCAACGAGGTTTCCGCTGTTACGTCGGCGTCGCTGACTGCGTTTGCCCGACGGGCTGAGGCGGACGGCTACGACGGGGCGGTGGTCGAGGCGTTCGCCGCGACGCTACCGGCGGGGGTGGTGCTGTACCCGTATTGGGTTCCGGTGCTCGCCGACGTAATCGCCCGCAGGGAGCCGGCCCGCGTCATCTCGTTTTCGGTGCCGCGCAGCCACGGGAAGACGCTCCTAGCCGCCTTGCTGGCCGGATGGGTGCTGAGAGACCCCGACGCCGACAAACTCGTTGTGAGCGCCGCTACGGCCCTTGCGCAGGCCCGTCTGTCGGTCGAGTCGTTGGCGACGATCCACCACCCGGCGGACGGGAAGTCGTCGCCCTGGCGTGCCCGCCTGTCCAACACCCAGCCGGTGCTCCGGCATGGCAAGGGGCGTTTCCTGCCGGTGGCCCGTGACCCACGGCGAGCGGACGGCATTACCCCGGCGCTCGTCCTGGCTGACGAGGCGGCTCGGCTCGAGGGTGAGTACCTCAGCCGGTTGATGACGGCGGCGACCAAGACGCCCGAGGGGCGGCTGCTGATGACCACCACCGCCGACGACGACCTGAGCCTGCCCTGGGCGGGCTGGCGGCAGGAAGCGGAGCAGCAGCTGCTCGGCGGTCGGCTGCGTGAGGACTGGTGCGTGCACCATTGGGCCTCGGACGCCGGTGCCGACATCCACGACCCGCGGCAGTGGCGCAAGGCCAACCCGCAGCTGTGGATCGACGGCGGGCACATCACCGAGGCGTCCATCCGGTCGGAACTGGCGTTTCTTGGCTCGAGGGCGTCGGGCGTCGAGGAGTTTCGCACCCAGCGCCTGAACCTGCCCGGCGGCAGCCTCGCGGCCGTCGGCATCGACCCGGTCGTGCTCGAGAAAGCCCGGTTTGACTGGGAACTGGACAGCGTGCGCGGGCGGCGGGCGTGGGTGTTCATCGACTTCAGCCTGGGCAGCGTGGTGGGCGCTCGGGCCGACCTGACAAGCGTGGGCGTGGTGGTCGACGGCGGCGAGTGGGGGCTGCTGCGGACCTGGTCGTTTACCTGCGGAGACCTCGAGTCGATGAAACAGAACCGGCCATGGCTGCACGACATGGTCCAAAAGGGTGAGGTGCACTGGAACGACGGCCAATTGGTCGACTTCCATGCCGTCGAGGCGCTGCTCGAGACGCTGGCAAAGACGTTGCAACTCGAGGTTGTCGGCGTCGACGAAGTCGGCTGGACGCAGAACTGGGTGCGCGCAGTTCTGGTCGAAAAACTCAACCTACCCGTCGAGGCCCGCAGCCAGGCGCTCAAAGAGCAGGCACCGGCGTGGTCGACGTTTGTGGCGCTCCTGCGGCAGCGGGCGCTGCGCTACCACGACGACCCGGTGCTGCTGCACCAACTGCGGCACGCCGAGACCAAAACGTACGACGGCGGCCTGACGAAGCTCTACAAACGGGACGGGCAGAACATCGACGCACTGGTTGCAGCGTGTAACGCGGCCCGACTGTACGAGCTGCGCGGGCGGTCCAACCAATGGGTCGCTGCCAGTGGCATCATGACCATATGATGCCATCCCCGGCCCGCCCACCCCCGGAGCTAAAGGGGCAACCCGATAGCAGCTCGTCCACGGGCTGAGGCTTCCCCCTCGAAGGACACGAACCCGCCCCGCTAACCACGGGGCGGTTTCGTTTTTGGGGGCAAGGTAGTAGTGGGTTGACACCGTTTGAGATGCCTGTATTTTGTGATTGCTGGGTGATTCCCGGCTGTGACCGACCCCCTCCGGTCAAGAGCGCGGCAAGCACGTTCAAGATCGCGCACAACCCGGCGAACGGGTGCGCAAGTGGAGCGCGGCCATGGGGCCAAACAACCGATACGGCGGGGCCGACCCCCGCGACGAGTCGTGTCAATCACGGCTCCGACGTCCAAAAGACGGACTCAATGGGAGTTCAACGAACCCGCCCCGCTCATCACGGGGCGGTTTCGTTTTTGGGCTAACCATCCGCCACCTAGCGGACGCGGCGACTATTTCCGAAATGTGACAAGAAATGTCACAGCCGCCTATTGACAGAAAAAGCGCGTACTCAAACTGGGTGAGGCGTGAGCCTGCTTTCACGCCTGCGGCGCTACTTCATCGGCGGTTTCGACGCCTCCATGCTCGTCGACTCGTCGAGTGTCGGCGACGTCGAGGCGCTGCCCGGCGTGCAGCGGGCGGTCGAGGGCGTGGCGAGCATGCTCGCCAGCGTCACGATCTGCGTCTACGACTCGCAGGATCAGGAGGTGCAGCCCGCGGCGCTTTCGCTGCTGACTGGCCGGGCCACCGAAATGGTCAACGGCTGGGACCTGCGCCGGTGGCTGGTCACTGAGTCGATCAGCCAGGGCAACGCCTACGCGTACCTCGCTCGGACCTACAGCGGTGAGGTGGCGGAAATCATCCCGCTCGACCGCGGCCGCGTCACGATCAACTGGGCCAGCGACCCGTACCAGTACCTGCTCGACGGTCAGGCGGTTGCCTCGGCTGACCTGATTCATGTGAAGTCGGGCTACAGCCGGTGGGCGTTCATCGGCGAAAGCCCGCTCGACAAGTGTCGCACGCAGCTCGAGCTGATTGCCAACCTCGACCAGTGGGCAGCGACCATGGCCGCGACGGGCACCACCCGTCGGCTGGCGTTCAAGTTCCCTACGCCGATCAGCGAGCAGGCCAAGCAGTCGATCCTGTTGGCGTGGAAGGCCAAGCACTCGAGGGCGAACGGCTCAGGCGAGCCGCTCATCATCGACGGGGGCGGCAGCATCGAGGGCGTCAGCGGCTCCGATGACCTGTCGGCGCTGACCAACGCCAGGACGGCAGCCATGGGCGAGATCGCCCGCGCACTGAACATCCCGCTGTCGTTCCTCGCTGCGACAGAAAGTGGCACACAGGTCACGCTCGATGCGCAGCGCGCCCTGGTCGACCAGACCCTGCGCCCTTGGGCTCGGCGCATCGAGTCCGAACTAATGGCCAAACTGCTGCCCGGCTACCGCGTCGAGCATGACCTGCAGGAACTGCTGCGCGGCACCATGAAGGACACCGCCAAGGAATTGTCCAAGCTCGTCATGGGCGGCATCCTGACCCCCAACGACGCCCGGTGGTTCATCGGCATGCAGCCGGTGAAAGACCCGATGGCCGACGAACTGATGCAGCGCCTGGACACCGCCGCCGGTCAGGCTGAGGTCAACGGCGACCGCGAGGACGAGGAAAGCGAGTCACCCGATGCAGATTGACCGACGCAGCATCGAATGCCGCGCCGAAGTCGACGGCAACACAGTCAGCGGCCTCGCCATCCCCTACGGCACCGACAGCCAGCCGCTCCCGTTCATCGAGACGATTGAGCGGGGCGCATTTGCCGAGGACATCGGCAAGCGAAACGTCGCCATGTTGGTTGAGCACGACGGTGGGCGTGTGCTCGCCGACACGCGCAGCGGCACGCTCGTGCTCGAGGAGGGCGAGCGCGGCGTGTCGTTCCGGGCGCAGCTGCCCGACACACGCGACGGGCAGGACATGCGCGTGCTCCTGCGCGACGGCATCTATCAGCACATGTCGTTCGGGTTTGTGGCAGACAAGGACAAGTGGCAGGGCAACCGCCGCAGCGTCCTGAGCGCCCGCCTGTACGAGGTCAGCCTTGTTCACACGCCCGCCTATGAGGCGACCGCGGCCGCGGTACGGGCGTTCTCACACCACACCGGCCTCGTTGGCCGGTTCTTGCGGCTGCGGCTAGGAGAACTGAAGAAATGAATCGTGAAGCACTGCTTGAAAAGCGTGCGCAGCTTGTCGCTGCGTGCGAGAACCACGCCACCGTTGCCACGCCGGACGCCGTCCGTGCGTTCGACCTGGCGGAAGAAGAAATCCGTGGCATCGATGCGCAGCTCGAGGGCATGGCCGTCCGTGGCCGTCTCGACGCCATCAAGGCCAAGAACAGCCAGGTTGTGGCTCGTCCTGAGAACCGCGGTGGCGGAACTGACGCTGAACTGGCGCGCTACTTCGCCACCCGTGGCCGTGAGGGATCTGGCAATCTGGAAATGCGGACTATCCTCGCATCCTCGGTAGCCGCGACGGCTGGCAACACCGTTCCGCAGTCCGTGATGACTGGTGAGTTCGTCAAGTGGCTCGACTGGGGCGATCCGATCCGCCAGCTCGCTACGGTTCAGACGGTGCCTGCCGCTCTGCGCCTGCCCGTGATCGATAGCCGTACCACCGTCACTGCCACTGGCGAATCGGTCACTGGGACGCTGGCCCCGTACACCGAATCGAACTTCACCACGATCCTGAAGACGTTTTCAGCGTTCAAGGCCACGGCGTTCACGCCCGTCACTGAGGAACTGCTGCTGGATTCTGAGATCGATGTTGCCGCCGAGATTGTGGCCGACCACGCTCGCGCGCATGCGAAGTATCGCGCAAGTAAGCACGCCGTCGGTGCAGGCACAACGGAAGAACGCGGGATCTTCTACAGCAACGCTGACTGGCAGTACACCGTCATCACTGGCGCAACGAACGCTGCTCCTGACTTTGATGACATCATCAGTCTGTACACGTCGGTCCCGAGTCAGTACGCGCAGAACGGCACCTGGATCATGAACCAGGCCACCTGGGGCGCACTGCTGCAGCTGAAGGCAGCGACCACGGGCAACTACATGTACGACGGCATGCAGGGCATGATGCTCCAGCAGGGTGCGGCTGGCATGCTGATGGGTCGCCCGGTCTATATCAGCGAGTTTGCCGATGTTTACAACGCCGCGTCATCGCGTCAGCTGATTTGGTTCGGCGATCTCGCCCGCGGGTACCGCATCGTGGACCGTAAGGAAGTCACGTTCACGGTGGACCCCTACAGTCAGTCTGCCAACGGCATCACCCGGTTCCTTTCGTCGATGCGTTCGGACGCGCAGATCGTCGACAAGCGCGCAGGCGGCGTGATCCGCAACGCGGCCACCTGACATCAGCCAGTGACCCCGGGCGGGTAGGGGGGAAACCTCCTACCCGCCTTTCCCATGCCAGCACTCACGACTAGCGACGTCAAGACGCATCTGCGCGTGTTCCACACGCAGGATGACACCTACATTGGCACGATCCTGCTTCCGGCGGCCCGCGAAACCGTCGAGCGGACTACCGGCCTGTCGGTGCAGGCGCTCGAGCGCACCTACACCGTGTCCGAGGAGGGCGACGTCTGGATTGTGCTGCCGATTCAACCGTGGAACTCGGCAGGCACGTTGCAAGTGGCCTACACCGACGAGGACGGCAACGGCCAGACGGCTACCCCGGAGAAGCACTGGGACGGCGAGCGGCTGGCCGTCCTGGTTGCAGAGGAATACACGCGGCCCGTGGCCATCAACTGGACCACGCTGGTCGGCGACCACTACATCAACATGCTCGTCCTGCAGCTGTGCGCCCGTTTGTACGCGGATCGCGGAGACAGCACCGGCGCCATCGAGGGCAAGGCCCAGCAGATGCTGACGGCCATGCTCAAGGAGAGGGCGATCGCATGACGCCGCGTGGCATGTTCCGCCACGAAATGGCGGTTCAGAACTACACCACGACCGTGGATTCGTACGGTCAGGGGACCAAGACATGGTCGACGGCTGCGACCGTGCTCGGCTACATCGAGAACGCGGACGGGCGCAGCATCGAATCGGTCGACGTCACCAGGGGACAGAGCGCCTACCGCATCGTCATCCCGTGGATCGACTCGGTGACGATCAAGAGCCGCATCTTGCTCCGCGAGACGGGCAAGACCGACCGGACACTCGAGCTGACGGGCGTGGTCGATCCTGACCTGCGTCGGATGGAACTGCACATCGAGGCACTCGAGGTGACGGCATGAGCTTCCGCCGCGGCCCCACGTTCAGCAGCCCCGAGCACTACGCCAATTCTGTTGCGTTTGCTCGCCGCCAGCGGAACGCCGCATTTGCGTTTGAGCAGATGCGCGGCAAGGGCAGCGTGCGAGCAGACCAGCAACTTCTGCGAGCCGAGCGGGTTTTCTTGGTTCTACCTGACCGAGTCAGTCGCAATTTGGCCAAGCAGCTTCTGCGACGCAGCCTGACACGACTTCGGAAGATGTACCAGGACAACTGGCGTAGCCATGGTGCCACCCACCGCAGTTACGGCACGCAAATGAGCCTGAGAAAGGCTTCTGCGTCGGTCATCCAGTCGAACGCCGACACCCGCGGAGAAAAGACCACCGCACGGGCGGGCATGCGATACAAGCGCAAGCCGCGCAGCTACGTCGCGCCCATCGTCGACTCCAAGCCCGGCTGGGGCATCAAAAAGGCAACTCAAGACCAATTCCCACCGCAGGTTGCGCTGGAAGACCTTGCGACCGTCATCGAACAGCAATTTGACGACCTTGTTCGCAGGGCCAACCTTAAGAGGAAGAAGTCGTGAGCATCGAGACTGCCCTGCGCCGAAGATTGTCGGACGATGCTGCAGTGACCGGACTGGTCAGCACCCGCATTAGCCCCGAATGGCGCCGCGAGGGCACGGCGCTGCCTGCCATCGTCTACAGCGTCGACGCTAGGACCCCAGTGCGGACGCTGACGGGGACCACCAGTCTCGCTGAGTTCTCAGTGTCGATCGACTGCATTGCCACGACTATGTCAGGAGCTCGAGCACTGGCAGCCGTCGTTGCAGACGTCTTGAACGACAACACCTCGTATGGAACGGTCGATGGCACTTTGATTCGTTGGTCAGGTACTGACGGCGAGGACGTCGAGCGCATGGACGATCAAGAGGGGACGGATGACGGCCCGCGTGTGGTTCGTCAAACCTACCGCATTTGGGCAACAGGAGGCTAAGAAATGGCAGTCATCAGCAATGGCACAACGATCACCTTCGGCGGCGGCGCAGCCGTCGATGCCACCGATATCAGCATCACGGCATCTAGCACGGCGGTTGATGCGACTCCGTTGAACTCGGCGCTGGCGGTGGCAATCCAAGGGCGTCCGACCGTCACCGGCTCGGCGACGATCCACATGGATAACGCCGTCGCGCTGACCTTGGCGCAGAAGTTCGCGGGTACTACGCCAACGACGTCATCAATCTCTGTTTCCATCGTGGCCTCAGGCGGCGTTAATGGTGGCGTCGACTTCAGCGGAACTGCCATCATCACCGGCTACAACCCGTCATGGTCGAACGACGCTGTCCAGTCTGCGTCCGTTTCGTGGCAGTACACGGGCGAAATCACTGTTGGTCGTGCGTAATGTGGCGGCCATTCACTGACGAATCGGTCGTTGGGCACCCCTCGACCCTCGAGGTCCGACCGCTGACGGTCGGCGAGTGGCGCAAACTCGAGCAGCTCGACGAAGACGCCAAACAGACCTTCGTGCTCGAAAACTGCACCCGCATCGACGGCGTTCCTGGCGGAAACAGTTTGGACGTGCACGTTGCGACGGCGCTGATGAAGGGGGTGATGGCAAACCCTTGGAGTGGACCGCAGAGGACCGCACAGAGCACCTTCTGACGGTCCTGGCATACCGGCTGACCAATCAGCCGGAACGAATTGTGGAGCCTTGGCGCAAGCCGCGCCAGGATGACTGGATGACGACTCTGGAAAGGATCGCGCTATGGCAAAAGTCGGACTCGGAGTAGGAATCGACTTTGATATCGGTGGCCTGCGCAAGGGCGTGCAAACCGCTACCGCCGAACTTGAGCGCCTGCGCAAGTCGAGCAACCAAATTGGCAGCGCAATCAGTGCAGCCATGGCCCTGCCGATCGTCAATTTCGCCAGCAGCGTCATGCAGGCCCACGCGGAGGCTCGCAAGATCCAAGCCGACCTGATGTTTCCGTTCTCCCACAAGATGCACGAAGCGCAGATCAGCGCCGACCTGCGGAAGATGCAATTAGGGCAGCGCATGGTTGCCGCTGGCATGGACGAGCCAGCCGCCCGCTCTATCACAAGGCAGGCGGAACAAGAAATGATGAGCGGTCTGATGGCTCAACAAAGGGGATCAACATTTGGACGTTCGCTTGAAAACTTCCTAGAAGGTCCGGCGGCGTACATGTCCAACATCGTAAAGGGCTTGGAGGGTGGTGCGGGCTACCTTGGCGCCGTCGGCTCAGAAGCACTCGGTGGAAACCTCGGTCCGTTTGCGAGCCTGATGACTGGCGGCGACGCAGGTGGCTTCAAAGATCCGACCAACCGAGCAACTGCGGAACTAGCTATGACTCGCATGCAGGCTGGTCTAGCAATGGCCGGTGGCCAAACCGAACAGTTTGAGGGCCTGCGCATGCAGCTCGAGCGGCAGACCTACATCCTCGCCCAGATCGAACTCAACTCAAAGGGGGCACGCTGATGGCATGGGAAATCCAACGGCTGCACGCCAATCAAAGTTTTAGCATCGGCGTCGAGCCTGCCGAGGCGGTTTTGCGGACGCAGTTCATGGTGTTGCAAACTGACCCAGCGCATGACGGATCAGGCGAGGACGGTTACAACGTCTGGAAGGAAATCAAGGCTGGAACAGCACCGTTCGACACAATTGAGTCAATCGGTACCCGGCTCGCTGTCGCAGCTGTGGATGCCGGTTTGACCCAGATGATCGTCACTGACATTGATGTCTCCCCGCACCCCAACAAGAACAACACCTACATCGTCACGCAGACGGCCAAGGCCGTGCTTCTCGGTGAGGCACCGTACCGCGGACTGAAGATCACCTATCAAAGCAACATCAGAAACGTTCAGCAATACATTCGCCCGAAAATTGGGTTTACGGGAGGGTCACCAGCTGGATCGTTCCCTACCAACGGCAACGTTACGTGGCCGCCAACCTCACTAATCAGCAACGGGACTGTCACGAACATCATGGGGAACCCTATTCAATACGGCGTGCCCCAAACCGTTGTCCGGATGGAGTTTTTGGTACATGAACCAAACACGGGTATCGGATACACGAATGTCCCAGCAAATCCGAGCCAATACATCAACTACCGCAACAGCGACACGTTTTTAGGCGTTGCCGCTGGCGCTATGTTGTTTCAGGCTTACGAGCAGCGCTATGTGTCAGACCAAGTCAAGATGGACATCTACACGTTCGTCCGTGATGATTGGTGGCACCTAGAACAAATGATTTTGCGTAACCCGGCGGACGGGTCAATCTGGAACGACTCGAGTCAGTCAATTGGCGGATCGACCGTCAAGGTCTGCGGACGCGCTGTGTGGTTTCAGCCGTACGAGTCGACAGCAGCGTTTTCAACGGCAGGCAACATCCTGCCCACCGAAATCCTCGACTTGGCGTCATCGCCAGCCCCGGCATGGGCATGACAGGTTTCCTCCAACCATCCGTCTACGGTCCCGCGGGGGTGTCGGCAGACACCCAGAACGCGCTCATCTTTGCTGCGCAGTTCATCAACGCCAACCGCTCGCAGCTCGAGGCGTTGCTCGTCGCACCTGGCGTTACCCGTCAATGGCACGCTATGCAGGTCGTTGGATCGTCTTCGATCGCGTCCAACCGTTGGGAATACACGCTGCGCAAGGCCCAGCCAACGGCTACGCCGACCAGTTTGACGACCGTCGGCCTGACGGAACTGACCGAAGTGACGGCCTACAACCTGGCGGAGTACGGGAACACGGCAGGAACGGCAGCCGGTGGCGTCAATGCCACCCGCGCCAACACGCAGGGGTTCCAGCTGCTGAAGGTGCCCGACGACGCCTTTGTCCATGCGTTCATCATGTACCGGGCTGACGGGCAGTCGGTGGCCCTGTTCGAGCGCATGAACGCTTGGGACGGCGAGTGTGTTGCGGCCCTGCTTAGTTCTGTCGACGGGGGAACGTACTAATGCCAGACCAAATCAGGTTCAAACGCTCGAGCACGGCGGCGGCGGTCCCGACCGTCGGTCAACTCGTCCAGGGCGAGCCAGCCATTAACACGACGGACGGCAAACTGTTCGCCGAAGACTCAGCCGGTGCGGCCATCTTCATTTGGTCCAACGACGCGGCTGCTGCCATCACCGGCGGCACGATCAACGGGGCGACGGTCGGGGCGACTACGGCCGCCAGCGGGCGTTTTACGACCGTCACGGGCACCGACACGACCGCCAGCACCTCGAGCACAACCGGGGCTCTCATCGTGGCGGGCGGAGCAGGCATTGCCAAGGACTCCTACATCAACGGCCTGCTGGTTGGAATCGGCGGTACGGGCGCAGGGATCAGCACGACAAATACGGCGCTGGGAGCGGGGGCGCTGTCGGGAAACACCAACACTTCATGCACTGGCGTGGGCGTTGACGCACTGAAGAACAACACCCGAGTCAACTGCACCGCGCTAGGGCACAGCGCAGGACTATCGAACACAGGGCAGGGCATCGTCGCGCTAGGCGTGGATGCGGCGCGTAGCAACTCGGCTAATGCTGTGATGGCGATCGGTGGTTCAGCGTGCTTTTCAAACACGGGCAGCAGCGCGACGGCGATCGGTCTGGACGCGCTTTTCAGCAATGATGGCAACTTCTGCACGGCCATCGGCTACGCCGCGCTGGGCTACGCCACAGGCGGCAACAGCGGGGCGAACAATACTGCGGTGGGATACCAAGCCGGGAACGTCAACGGCAGCGGAACTGGTAACACCTACATCGGCCAGAACTCTGGTGTCCTCGTTTCTACTGGCAGCAACAACACCTTCATCGGCAGGACGGCGGGGGATGTCTGCACGACTGGGTCGCAGAACACGGTCCTCGGCAGTCTGTCCGATCTGTCGGCCAACAACAACAGCAACAGCACCGTCGTTGGTTACAACATCACGGGCGACGGCTCTAACACGACTGTCATCGGCAATACGAGCGTCACCCAGACCAAACTGAACGGGACGAGTACGAGCGTGGCGATCATGCAGGGCAATCGCGTGCGAATCGTCAACGCGAAGACCCCGAGCAGCGCGACAGATACTGGGACGGCGGGGGACATTTGCTGGGATACGTCCTACCTGTACGTCTGCACCGCCACCAACACATGGAAGAGGATCGCCCTTGCCTGGTAGCGAACGCATCGAGGCCTTACGCGCCACCCCGGAGTATCAAGCCGCGCAGCTGCAGGCCATGCGGGATACTGTCGATGCTGCGTTGACCGGCGGCGAGGAGGCTGACGGGCATCGGCGGTGGATCGTCAACGCGCTGGCCGAGGACTGGCTGCAAACTCTGACAACCCCAGAGGAGGTGGCAACGTGGGAAGCCGCTGCTGCATCGCCCTGATGGTGGTCCTAGCCGGTTGCGCAGGCCCGTCCGAACGCATTGCTTCCAACACGACCGAGGTGCGGCGGCTGGCGCACTCGAGCGGTCAGCGGTTCGAGCGCATCGCCGTCGAGGCGGATGCACCGCAGCCGAGTCTGCCAGTCATCAAGACCGAAGCCGTGGCCGGCCAGGGCGAGCAGGCCAGTATCCTTGACGCCGTGGACCTGATCTACATGGCGTTGACAGGCGTGGAGGACCAGGTGCCCTGGTGGGTGGCCCCCCTCGTCTGGGTTTGCATCGCCTTGGCCGTGCTCGGCATCGTATTTATCGTGTGGCACACGGGGGTCGGCAAGTTCATCAAGGGCTGGCTGGGCATCGTGACGCCGACCGA